ATACCTATCTTTTCTAGTGAGTTGTTGAATCTATTCTTAATAAAATGTTGTATTGTATTTTGTGGTAAAAAGCTAAGTTCACCTTGTTCAAAGATCCAGTCTAGTATACCACACTCAGCTCTATAAGCTTTTCTACATGCAGAATAAATTAACTCCTCAAACTCTTCATCAAACCACTCAGGGTTTTCTTTTTTAATGATATTAATAAGTTCAGCTCCAAAGTTACCATGGATATCTTCTTCTTTTGATGTGGCTTCTACAACGTTAGATATGCCTTTAAAGACATTCTTTTCCTTATTAAAGCTCATCATAATTAAGAATTGACTAAACAAACTTACATGCTCTATAAATAAAGAAAACAATAATACAGATTTAGTATACATCTTATTGTCTTTAGAGCGTGTACCATCCAGGTACTTTTTTAAGTACTTAAGTCTACCGGCAATAGCAGGCACTTCAATAACACTTTGAAATTCTTTTTCAAGTCCAAGTATCCTAAGCAACCTGGCGTAAGCATCTTTATGTCTTACTTCTGATTCTGCAAATGTCATTCCAACATCTCCAACTTCTGTAATTGGCATTCTTTTATAAAGATCTGCCCAAAAGGTTTTTACATTAACTTCTATTTGTGCAATAGCAAGCATTGTTTTTTTAATAACATCACGTTCCTGAGAACTGATAGTTACTTTAAAATCTTGTATATCTTCTGTAAAATTAAACTCTGTGTCAATCCAATAGGAATGTCTGATAGCATCTTTATATGCTAGGAGTTGAGGGTATTCATAAGGTAAAATATTGACTCTGGGTTTAAAAATGTTTTTTGCTTTCATGTAGATTAAATTTGTTTGAAGATATAAAAGCTGTACCTCCGGTAGGAAATACAGCCTATATCAATGTAAGAAAATTTTACTAGATTAAAAAATTATGTAATCATATTTACATAACTAATTGTAAAAAATATCAAACCAATTTCAACACCTAAAACTTTACGGTATTCATCATCCTCACACAGGACTTCACAATTGATTGATTTTATGCCAAATAGAGTCTCTGTTGGGAGAATTTCTATAGCTATTTTATTTTTAAAAACTAAAGGATTTACTTTTTCCATGTTTGGTTTTTTTGTATATTATTATAGTATACGATGCAAATATAGCAAATTTACTATTTTTAATATGTGGTTTGTTAATTTAATTGATTAAAGAATGATAAGGCAAGACTTGCTTAAGTTATTAGAAATTTGTATATTAATAGTATAAAGTATATAATTATGATTAAAAAATTCTTCTGTTTGTTATGGTGTTGTAGTCTACAAGATGTATGGCAGTACTTATGGTCTAAGACTGAGGTAGATGAAAAGGTTATTAAAGTAGTTAAGGAAACTAAATCAAGAGCTAAAGCTGTTAAAAAAGCAGTTAAAGGCAAAAAATAAAATCAAAATGATGAAAAAGATATGTTTGTTTATTAGGTGGGTAACATTTGGTAAAGTGTGTTTAGGACACTGCAAATGGGATATTTGTACTAATACAGAATCTTGTAGTTGTAACGATTGTAATTGTAAATAATATGGATTGGCAATTAGAGATGGCTTTTCACTGGCCACATGATAGATGTGCTTTAGGTTGGGAAACAATTGCTCCTGATCCTGAACATAATTATCATACGATCAAAGTATACTTAATTATACTCACGCTTACATTAGATATTTAATAAAATGAAAAGACAAGGTTTACAACGTCCAAAGATGACAAAACAAAAAGCCAAGCTAATGTGTAAACGGGCTGGTGGAGAACTTGATGACATCATGTATGGATCTATGGTTGAAAAAATGACCAAAGGTGGTACTGCTAAACGTAATGTATATAGTGCTGAAACCGGAAGAGAGTCTATGCAAGAATATAATCTTGGTGGCGGAACCCACAACACATATAGTGGTAAAAGAAAAAAGAAAAAATGAACATTCTAACTGACATACTAAGTTTATTCAGACGTAAGAAATTTGTAAAAGCAGCACTTCCAAATGATGTTATAGTTTTAGGCCTTAATGAAGAGCCTGATATGACTGGTGTTGCATCACCTATACCTTATAAAAGTGTTAGGTTAATCAAAGTAAAAGATTTTAAAATTGCTGCTGAACACTGTGATCATGTTAATGTTCCAACAGTACCAGGTGCAAATACCGGTGCTGTATATCAAAAAACTGCAGTAGATAAAGAAACTGAAAAGTGTACGGTTAGTTTCCGTACATTAAAGTCATTAAGTACTAACCTTACTATTGGTCCATCATCAGACAATGATTATGTAGAGTTTACAACTACAGGAGAACCAAACACTGCTGCAAATGTAGGATCAGGAAAAGGTGTTTGGAAAGATAAAGTTGGGGAGACTCTTAATTTTAAGTCATTAGTAGAAGGAAGTGGTATTACGATAGCTGAAAGTTTAAATGAAATAACTATTACATCTACAGGTGGAGGCGGTATAACATCTGTAACAAATTCAATATCCGCTGGATCTACAACACCTCTAACTGGTTCTATAGCTGGAAGTGTACTTACTTTAACGTCAAATGTGTATGGAGGTGGCACCAAAGTTGGGTATGTACCTTCCGGTTCAGCCGGAGAATCAAAGGTTTTCTTAGATGGAACAGGAACTTGGAGAGAACCATCATATACAGTATTGCCTAGTGTAGCATATAATGAATATGCCGCATTAGTTTCACAAACAGGAACAGGTGATCCTACTTTAATAGTATTAGAATCAGGTATATCAGTAGGTGGTACAACAGTAGTTATAGCAGGTACATATACTAATGTAGGAACATGTACTTTTACATTTACCCCAAACATACCAGATGCAGATAAAGTTGTAATTGCTGTAACAGAAACACAGAAAAATGCTCCGTGTTTATTTAATGTCATTAATGTAACAACTTCTGGTTTTCAAATTATACAACATTTTGGTTCTGAAGTTACACAATCAAATGGTTTGTTATTTAAGACACCATTACTAATAAAATTATATAATTAAAACAAAGTTATGAGCAATATATTACAAGACATGTTAGGAATGCTTACTAGGAAAAAAGTAGCAACTCCAAAGTCAGATGATTATTTAGTTGTTTCCAGGTATGCAGATCCACAACAAGTACTTAAACCTTTACCTAAGATCAATACAGAATTGATTACATTAAAGGCATTAAAAACATTTGTTAATGTAGGTGGAGCAGATGAATATGTTAATGCAGCAACTTTTGATGGAGCTACGGACTTATTAACTCTAACTAGAGTAGGAGGAACTGCTATTACAGTAGATATGGACCGTAAGGATACTAAAGAATTTGTAAACTTTACTGCCTTAACTGTTGCAACTGGTGCTACTACAGTAATAAATACTAATTCACCAGGTCAATTATTTCTTGTTGCTAGAACAGGAGAAGATGGAACAGGAACACTTCAGTTACCCCCGGCAGCTGGAACAGAGAATTGGCAATACAGAAAAATAACTATTACAACTAATGGTTCAACTTCAGCAGCTAAACCAATTACACTTGATGCACAAGGATCTGAAACAATTAATGGTGGAGCTAATCTAGTGTTAGATAAGGTATATGCATCAGTAACAATTTGGTCTGATGGTACTAATTGGATTGTACTTTCATCATCTCAAGTAGCAGCTGTATAAATAATATATTATGAGCGGAATTTTAAGTAAAATATTTTCAGGAGGAGCAACTAAATTAGTTGAAGGAATAGGTGGTGTTTTAGATAACCTTATTACTTCTAAAGATGAAAAGTTAGCCGCTGAATTAAAGATAAAAGAACTAGTCTCAAAGTATGAGACAGACATGGAGAAAGAAATATCAGCACGTTGGAATGCAGATATGAATTCTGATAGTTGGTTAAGTAAAAATGTAAGACCTATTATATTAATATTCCTAGTAGTATCAACAGTACTATTAGTTTTTATTGATGCAGGAGTAATTGCATTTGATGTTAAAGCTTCTTGGGTAGATCTATTACAGTTAGTCTTAATTACTGTAATTGGTGCATACTTTGGTGGTAGGTCATTAGAAAAAAGAAATAAAAAACAATAACAATAACAATAACAATTAAAATTTAGAAATTATGCCAAATAATATGAAAAAAGCAGGAATTAAGTATGGAAACGGTGGTTCCAAAGCAATGAAAAAAAAGAACATGGGCGGTGGAGGATTCTCTTACGGAGATGGAGACATGCAAGAAGATCCAAGACAAGCAAACATGAGAGCTATGGCTGCAGGTGGTGGCTTAAAAGGCTTTATGGCTGGAGGTAGTGTTGTGGATGGAATGATTGAAAAGAAAGCTTACGGTGGTAACGCTGGAGATATAAGTAGATCTGCTAGTACTGATTATTAATTTTAAAAAAGCAAGAAATCATGGGTAAAGCATCAAAGAAAGCTTCATTTCCTTTACAGGGTGAAGTATTCAAAAGGGAAACAACTAACGGTTATTATAACCCAACTACAATCCCGGCTAAAATACAAGCTAAGAAAAATGCAACAGCAACAGCAACTAGAGAAAGGTTAGCTGCAGCAGGTTTTCAAGCTAAACAAATAACAACTAGAGCAACTGAACCAGAACAATCAGCTGCATTTAAAAACGGATACCGTAATTCATAAATAAAATGGCTCAATTAACTGCTCAAAAAATAGTACAAGCTGGCCTTAAGCCTGCTTATGCTGCTGCTACTGCAGCTGGTGATACACTGATTAATACTGGTATACAATTTTTTCATGTTAAGAATGGAAGCGGGGTATCAGTAACTGCATCAGTAACACCTGTAGTTACAACTTACTTAGATGTTGACTTAGGTCTCTTAGTAAAAGAAACTGCAAAATTAGTACTAGCAGCAGGAACAAGTGGATTTTTAGGTCCATTTGAAGTTGATGCTTTTAATAGCCCTACGGGAACAATAGAACTTGAATATACTGCGGCAACAACTGTTACAGTAGCAGCATTATATATATAAAAACAAAAAATTATGAGTGTATTTATACAAGAGGTTTTAGGTCTCTTAACAAACGGAAAAAGAAAAGATAGTCTTAAACTTAAATCTGATTATATTGAATTAGGTAGGTTAAAGGATAGTTCTTTGAATACTGGATCAAGTTATAGTCCAAAAATGGATCCTTATGTTATGAGGCTTGATGATTTTGTAGCGGCTTTGCCGGGTGGTACAGATACAACTTATTTATTACAAAGTGCACAATCTGGAGACAACGTTGCTATTACACTTAATGCATCAGCAGGAACAGATTCTGTACTTACACTTAGACCTGGAACAAATGTTACATTATCAGATAATGGTTCAGGTCAAATTACTATAAACTCTACTGCAGGCGGAGCAGGGACTGTAACAAGCGTTGGTCTTGTAGTGCCTACTGGTTTTACAGTAATTAATTCTCCAATCACAGCTTCAGGAGTTATGACAATTGAAGGAGCTGGTACAGTAGCACAATATATAGATGGTACTGGTGGACTGACTACGTTTCCAACTATTCCTGCAGTTCCTTTTACTAGTTTAACTACTAATGGATCAGGAGCAGCTACTTTAGCATCAGGAGTATTAAATGTACCTACACCAGATTTAATTACAGGTTCTGGAAGTGCTAAGCAAATGGCTATGTGGACTGCAACTAAAGAATTATCAGATGCAGCTCCTGTAGCAATGATACAAAATGGAGCTCCAGGTGCAACAGCAGTTTTAACTATTGGTACTGATGATACAGAAACAGTAATAGTTGAATCAACAATTAGTCTTCAAGGAGGAGTAAAAGATGAAGTAAGTAGTTTAGGGACATCTGGTATGGTTCTTACAAGTACAGGTTCAAAGGCTAGATGGCAAACTATACCTGCAGCGGGTGTAACATCTATAGTAGCAGGAACAAATGTAACAATATCTCCAGTAGCAGGAACAGGTGCTGTAACTATAAATGCTACAGCAAGTGGAAGCGGAACAGTTACTACAGTAAGTTCAACAACCGCAGGAGATGCTTTAGATGTAGCTGTTACAAATGCATCAACCACTCCAGCTTTAGCTTTTACATTTGCAGGAGCAACAACAGAGTATATTAACGGTGAAGGTAATTTAATTACTTTCCCGGCAAGTTCTGCAGGAACTGTTACAAGTGTAGCATCATTAACATTAGGTACATCAGGAACTGATTTAACTAGTACAGTAGCAAACGGAACCACTGCTGCGGTTATTACATTAAATGTACCAACAGCATCAGCAACAAACCGTGGTGCACTATCAGCAGCGGATTGGACAACTTTTAATAGTAAAGGAAATGGAACTGTAACTACAGTATCATCTAGTTTTGCAGGAACAGCATTCACATCAACCGTTACTAATGCTTCAACTGCTCCGGCAATTGCAATCACTGCAAACGGAGCAAATACTGATTATGTAAATGGAGCAGGTGATTTTATAGCTTTAAGTACATTGCCTGCTACTAATGCATCAGGAGCAGACACACAAGTACAATACAATAATAGTGGAGCTTTTGGAGCAGGATCATTCTTTACTACAAACAAAACAAGTAAAGTAGATATTATATATGAATTAGGTTTAGTAGGTGATGGAACAAATCAAGGTTTATTAAAACTTTATTGTGAAGCAGGAACTCCACACTATGTAGGACTTAAAGGGCCTTTACATTCAGGTGGTAGTAGTTATACATTACAACTACCTAATACTTTACCTAACGTAGCTAATCAAATACTAGAATCAAATGCTGCAGGTACTTTATCTTGGGTAAATACACCAGTTGGTAGTGTAACAAGTGTTGGATTAACAATGCCAGCAGCTTTTGCAGTTGCAAGTTCACCAATAACTTCAAGTGGAACAATAACAGTATCAGGAGCAGGAGCAACAACACAATATATAGACGGAACAGGAGCGTTACAAACATTCCCTACAATTCCAGCAGCTTATACTGGTTGGAATTTAACTGGAGATTTAGGTAGTGCACAAACAATTACAACAGGTAATACTGCATTAATAGCAGGGGGTGTTGGTTTAACATCAACAGCATCTGCAACAGATACATTAACTATTAATTTAGATAACACAGCAGTAACTCCTGGGACTTATGAAAATCCTAGTATTGTTGTTGATGCACAAGGTAGAATTACATCAGCAGCAAGTGGAACAGGAGTAGTATACTTATCTTATGTTGCTACATGGACTGATCTTAAAGGAACCGGTATTGTTGTAACTGAAATGTCTAATGATACAGGATTAACTTTTGCATGGGCCAATGATAGTGCAGGTGGATATACTATAACTCCAAGTGCAGTTTTAGGAGGTTATAAAAGTGCTTGGGTAATGGTTAACGGTAGTGGTGGAACTAGAGAAAATAGATCAGAAGTTTTCTTTGTAGAAGTTGTTGGTGGTAAAGTTAGTCTTGAAAATGTAAGACAAGACTTTATAAGATCAAACGTCTCAGTTAATGCTGGTAATATTGAAATAAGATATTATAAAGCAGAATAATATAAGAAAGTGTCCAGTTGATGGTTGATTAACTGGACACTTAAACTTATTATTTACCCCATTTATTACGGTTAACTAACATAGCTATAATACTATAGTTAGCAAGATCAATCCAAGAATCTTCTAAAGACTCATTGTAACCTTTCTTTTTATTCCAAAGTAAGTTTTGTATACGTGATATCTTATCATTCATACGAAACCATAAGCCTTGATGGCTAAACATCTTGTTACTATCTATTGATAGATCTCTACCTATAGCAATGTTATTAGGACCATAGTCCATTTGTTTGCTACAGAATAACTCAAGTTGTTCCTTTTGTATAGATTTAAATGCTTCTACTGTTTCAGGATACAATTGACTGCACGCTGATACTACTAATTGTTTTTTTTCCATTTTTTTTAAGGCCAAATTACTACTATATTTCCACCCATTAGAATGGCATTCCAGGCATTCCACCACTCATTGGCGGAGCCATAGGCATTTGATCATTAGTGTTAAGTATTACAGCACATTCTGTAGTAAGGATCATACCAGCAACAGAAGCAGCATTTTCTAATGCAACTCTAGTTACTTTTTTAGGATCAATAATACCAGCTTTTAACATATCAACATATTCATCTGTTCTAGCATCATAACCTAACTCTAATATTTCTGAGTTCAAGCCATTAAGTTTTACATCAGCACTAACACCTGCATTTTCACATATAGTTCTAAATGGTGCTTCTACTGCTCTATAAATAATATCAACACCTGTTCTTTCATCAACACTATCAACAGATAAATCTGGTAAAATATTACTGGCTTTAAGTAATGCAACACCGCCTCCAGGTACAACACCTTCTTCAACAGCAGCTTTTGTTGCAGCTAATGCATCATCTACTCTATCTTTTTTCTCTCTCATTTCTATTTCACTAGCAGCACCAACATATAAAACAGCTACTCCACCAGCTAATTTAGCTAAACGTTCTGAAAACAATTCTATATCATATGTATTAGATGTTGCTTCTATTTGGCCTTTGACTTGTTCTATTCTAGCTGCAAGTTTATCAGCATCACCTTTACCATTTACAATTGTAGTGTTATCTCTATCTACAGTAACTGTCTCAGCTGATCCTAACATACTAATGTCAACTTCTTCTAATGAAACACCTCTTTCTTCAGATATAACAGTTCCTCCTGTTAATATTGCAAGATCTTCTAACATATCTTTTCTTCTTACTCCAAATGCAGGAGCTTTTACAGCTGCAATTTTTAAACCTCCACGTAACTTATTAACTACTAAAGTTGCTAGTGCTTCACCATCTACATCTTCTGCAACAATTAATAGTGATCTGCCTGATTGTGACACGGGTTCTAATATTGGAAGTAAGTCTTTCATAGTAGAAATCTTTCTATCCAATAATAATATGTAAGGGTTTTCTAACACACAACTCATGTTGTCTTGGTTAGTTACAAAGTATGGAGATAAGTATCCGTTTTCAAACTGCATACCTTCTACTACTTTTACAAATGTTTCCATTCCTTTAGCTTCTTCAACAGTAATTACACCATGTGTACCTACCTTATTAAAAGCATAGGATATTAATTCACCAATAGTTTCATCACTATTAGCAGAAATAGTAGCAATTTGTTTAATCATTTCTATGTCACTTCCTACTTCTAATGTGATAGTTTCTAGTTCATCTACAATATATGTAACTGCTTTATCAATTCCACGCTTTAAGTCCATAGGGTTTGCACCCGCTGCAACATTTTTTAATCCTTCTTCTATAATAGCCTGGGCCAGGACCGTGGCTGTTGTAGTTCCATCTCCTGCTAAATCATTTGTTTTGCTAGCAACATCTTTTACCATTTGAGCACCCATATTTTCTAAGGGGTCTTCTAATTGAATATGTTTAGCTACTGTTACTCCATCTTTAGTTACTTGAGGAGATCCAAAAGGTTTAGAAATAATTACATTCCTACCTTTAGGGCCTAAAGTTACCTTTACTGCATTTGCTAAAGCATCAACACCGGTCTTTAAACCATTCCTTGCTGCTACGTTATATTTTATATCTTTTGCCATTTCTTTGTTATTGTTTTAAATGTTATGTAAAATAATCAAAAGGGAAGGACAATAATAAATTAAATAAGTGCTCTTATACACTCTTTAGTTTTATTTGGGAAAATCCCCCCTCCCCTTTTAATTAGTTAAAATGGTTCATCAGACTTATTTGTTACTATATAAGCACCTATTAGTATGATTAGTAAAGCTACCATTATGTTTACCATCTAGTTACTGTATGTATCAAATGCAAGTTGACCTTCTGTAATTTCTTGGTCTATTTCTATTGCCACTCCTTCTAATACATCATGTTCAATGTCTTTATGATCAAACTCCGGGTCCATTGTAATTGCAAAGTCATTTATGTTTACTTCACTAAAACTCTTTGGTCCTGCAGTAACAACCTGCGTCATCATAAAATCATGAAAGTCTTGACTATCCTGCATCCAGTCTCTTGGAGGAGATACTTTTAATGAATGAGTAACATGATTGTAAAACGCCCATGCATTATCATCATTACATCCATAGTCAAATGAAGCCTTCTTCATCTCTTTCTTAATAGTAGATACTTGTGTTGGTGTAATTATCTCATCATCAGCAAACAATCTTCCTAATAACTCAGACTGTTGAAGGTTTGATAAGGTAATACCTCTCAATGCATCTCTATCATTTAAGATACGTGTGTAATGCTTTTCACCATTTTTAATTTGATTACTTAATTGCATTACAATATCATGGCCTGCTGATCCGGTGTGCTTTCTTTTGAAGTTCATCATATCTCCACACATCATACCATTACTACATACCATTACATATGCACCAATTGCACATTGAAATCTTGTACTCTTGTCATAAGAGTTTGTCCAGGCAAACATCATTCCTAATTCAGTCTCATTGTTGATTTGATCATCAGTTGACTGTGTAGGGTAAATATGATATATGCCCTGTGCTACTTGGGCATTCATGTTTGCTCTATATACTTCTTTACGGATAGTGAAACCACTATCCTCCAATAAATTTTTTGTGTTCTCTATCACGTCTTTATGTGATACCACTGTATAGCTCTTACCATGGTTAGGTAAGGGTTGGTTTTCTAAAAATACTTGTGTTGTTTCTGTTGCTCTTTTGTAGCGCATAGTTTAAACTTTAATAGTGTAAAGATAATAAATTTAAATGGTTTACACAAAGATTATCTATCTTTAACAAACGTACCATTTATCATTCTACCGGTTCTTTTGCTTATAACATTATAAGCTGCTGTCAAACATGATTCTAGAGAAACATTTTGCATTTTAGCTTGGATAATTAACGTTACCATTATATCACCCATAGCATCTACAATCTCATCTCTATCTTCATTATTGATAGCTGCACATAACTCTGTGCATTCTTCCATAGTCTTCAAAGCTTGCGCCATTGGGCTAGCTTTAGACATTATACCTTTTTCATGTGCCCATTCTTCAACAGCACATTCTAACTCATAATAATCCTTTGTCTTCATTTTAAAATAATTTTAATTGGTTTGATGATACATTTATAATACCATTTATCTCTTCTTCTATGGCTTCCAGATAATACTTTTTATCAATGTTATAGTCTTCCCACTTAGGTTTGATTTTCATATCATTAAACACTACCTGTAACCATCTACCGGCTTCAAGTTGTATTTCTCTTTTATCTAACTTATGAACTTTAACCATCTTTACTCCTGATTTAGATATATAATATCTATTGATCTTTTGTAAATCATCTTCTGCAAAAATACCATTTTTAATCTGCCTTGCAACTTGTTTCCATTCTCCTTTAGATTTACCACCTATACAATAATCCAATATGTTTTTATTTGTATCAAGATATTCCTGCGGGAGTATATTATGTACAAAGTATTGGTAGATTGCCTTTGGTATAACTAATTTAGATTTGTTTTTATGCAATTGTAGATCATGAAAATCAAATCTACCTTTTAACTTTACTGGAGCAAAACTAAACTTATCACCTTCTACTTTAAATAGATAGTGAGGATTAGCTTCTTTAATTTCTCTCCATTTTGTAATGTCTACGTTTACATATTTGTTTATACCTATGTAATTATTGACATCACCTAAAATTAACTTTTGATATTCATCATGTTCTAAGTTCAGATTGGTAGTTACTTGCCATTCTTCACATATCTTCATGTACTCATCATAATAAGCTTTAGGAATCACAGTCTCTACACCGTCAGTGTTTTGCAATAAAGCAATTGCACCTGGTATTCTTTCCATAATTTGTTCATAAAGCATCATTAGAGTAAGTTGACCATTGATAGTGATCTTCATACATAACTCTGGATCATAAAAGAAGCTGTTCTCATCATTACTAAGGCCAAAAGTTGAATTAAGTATAATCTTATATACATAGTTCATTGGATTGCTCTTAGGTATCTTCTTACGCTCTTCAAAGAACCATTCATATTGGTTGCAGAATTCTTCTTTAGGGAAGTGTCCTGGTGACCACTTGTTCTTTATAGCAAGATTAGGATAAAAACTAGTAACATCTGATGACATAATCATCATATCTTCTTCCGGTTCATACACTCCTTTACTAGCAGCACCATGTACACCACCTAAACCAAAATGTGTCTTTACATTTTTATAGTCAATGTGATATTTGAAGCTGCCTTTTAAAGCAAGCGCATTAACTTCTAAAGCTTTAAACCTGTCAAGTAACACGTTAAACTCAGGAGATGTAAACTTAATATAAGGAAGTATAATATCCTTCACTTTAATAGTGTCCCTATAAGTTCTCATTTGTTTGAGATCTCTTTTAGGTATATTCAGTTTCTTAGTAAGGAAGTAACCAAATACTTCTTTACTTATCCTTGGTTCTGATGCACTAAACAAGTTAACACCATACTCTTTAGTAAGTTCTTTTCTTAATTTTATCTGTGATTTAGATCTGTTGTAGATTTCCTTTGTTGACTTAACATCATTAACGCAGTATTCTAGTATAATATCTATTTCTGATTGTTTATCTATTAATGTCTCATGATGAATTGGCATATCAATAATGTTTTGCCAATCCATACTATACTGTATCCACTTTAAGCTAGAACGCTTAGCAGGATTATCCCAGTGATGCATTTTAAATACATCTATTTGACCCATTTTCATTTTCCACTGAGGATAATCACTAAATTCTTTCTTATTTGACTTTGTGATACATCTTTGAGCATATGTATAGATAATAGCTGCTATTTCACAGCCACTTAGATTCTTCCATAAAAAATGGTTATCTAATATATAATGAGTGACCTGCGCATCAAATGCTAATCCGTTGTAGGATATATGCCACTCTTTGTTTTTTATGTTATCTTCTAAGAAATTAATAAACCTTGGTAAATCATTTTGCAGGTCATGAATTACAAAAATCTCAGTCTCCTGAGTGTTGTAATGTTCAAATACTCCTGTAAAACAATTAGCCAATGTCTCATAATCCATTACCCAATGTCTCATATAGTTTTATGTTTTAGAGCCAAAAAAAACCTCCGTCAAGAGGCTTTCTTTTTTAAAGTCAATAAGTATATTTCTAGCTTTACTGACCTGGTACTATAAGTTTAGATACTTTAGTTTCTTCTACATCAACAAAGAATTCTTCAACTGAAAAGTCTTCTGCATTTACTGCAAACATATGAATGAAAGTGTCAATATCTTTTCTATCATTTAAATAAAACTCAGAAAATGTATCTACAAGCCTTCTTTCTTCCTTAACAGTCTTACCTGTCTGTGGGTTTGGAGCTTTTAATTTTTGTGGTTGACCTGATTCATCTAGTTTAGGAACCATGTGGTAAGATTGTTTCATAACCTTACTGATTACAGCTAAGATGCTTGATGATGGATCAAACATAGCTTCTACATATGGTGAGTCATTGCTCACTGGTATTAAAGTAAAGGATTTTACACCTCTGAAACTAGAATTAACTAGCATCATATTTTGTCCTATTGGTTTTGACATAATGTTCTTTTTTATTTTTCCAAATATATGGAGTTCTTTATTAATAGACTATTTAATATTTCATTATTTTCATGAAATGTTTCTTTATCTAAATCTGGTATACTGCATACTTCATATACACTAATTATATATTCTATCTCTACTCCTAATGCTTCTGCATAATCTTCATGCGCATCATCAGGTGATAAGAAGGAAGTAATATAGTGTAACATGTTACCTGCTGAACTAAAGAAATCCAAGATTGTTATCTTAGACTCTAAACTGAATTGAGAATAGCTGCCCTTTATAAATCTATTGAAATCATTCTTATAACTTGTAAAGTCAAATATAAATAAATGTTTGTTGTTTCCAAGATCCATATACTTATGAAATAATTTATGACTTTTTAAGTATCTATCACAGAATGCTATAAACTTATCTGTTTTCTTAGCATGGTATTCACATAACAACATGTGTTCTCCTGCAGCATATACATGCTCCCAACAAACATAAGTTTGTATGGGAACATAAGCAATGCCTTTTCTAAGTTTTAACAGAGGGTAAAGAAAAACTTTACTCTTTTGAAAATAGTCTGTGTACACTCCTTCCATATTATAATTTAATGTTTCCTACTAGAAAATCATAAGGTAGCTGATAGTTTCTTTCTTTATAATGATAGCTTGCAACTTTTATAACTCCCTCAAGACCATCAGCCCAACCAGCTAAAGTCTCATCAGTAACATCAAATACATAAACTTGTTTGTATGTATCTATTACTACAAACTTAAATTTAATACTGTACTCTTCTGCTTTATCACCTAACGTATCATAAACTAATTTACAATATATAGCCGCTTGCAGCCAGTAATTATAAAAGTCTATAGTCTCCCGGAAATCAGAAATAGTTTTACCTGTAGTCTTAAGGTCACAGATAACAACTTCTTTCTTATCATGGTTTACTTTATAGAAATCTATATAACCATGTAATCCAAAATCATTGCCTGCTAGTTCAGACTTTAGATAATCTTCTGCATGAGTCTCTATTGGATCTAATTCAAAGTCTGTTTTCTGTTCAGTAAATAAAGACATTACATCTTTGTTTTCTTTTATAGTCTCAACCATTTCTGTACACTTAGCAACAGTATCTTGATCTACAACATCAACGTTTGTATTAGATAAGAACTTCCAATAAGGTGCATTATCCTCAGTAATAACTTTCTTTAGTCTTTGTTCATCTGTTTTAAGAGACTGGAAAAGATTTAAAGTTTTTAATGATTCTAAGGCCTGTATCTCACATAGATCTAATGTTTCTGCATTAGTATGAATAGACATGTCTTTCATTACTTTTCTAATATTATCACTTGGTGCTTTACCAGGTATAATATTAAACTTTTCAGCTACTTTCTCTGGTTCAAACAATAAGCAATGTACAAGCTTTCCTTCTACAAGGTGTTTGTCTGTTCTGACTTCACGGTCAAACAGTATATATTCTTTATAAAATAAAGATGGTGAAAACAATAATTTATTCAAAGAAGAGTAACTAAAACAAAAGTCTTTTTTTGCATAGAATACTTCTTCTTTACTCTGGTTTTTTTTCATTAGATTTAATTAAGTTATCAATTATGTCTAGCTGCTGCTGAAGTTTTTGGATTTGTAATTTAACTTCATTTGACGGAGCTTTCTGTTTATATAGTAAAATTGTCTCTGATATCACTTTCTTCATGTCTGATTTCTTGCTCATCTGTTTCTTTTTTAATTATGTTATCTGTTAATGTATCTTTTAATTTTACACTATCCAAGCTAATAGAGAAAACATTAGCATTATTACCACCTATATCACGTAAAACTTCATGGTATAACTTTTCTCTAGTGTTGTCTAATGCAAACTTAGTTAATTTTTTATCTTCAATTAGACATTCTATGTAGTTATTATAAGCATATATCATTGTAGCATTACATCCGCCTTGATACTTCTTAAGCCTTTTTCTTAAAGCTTTAACATTAACCGTATTCCAATTACTGGTGTCTTTTAACCAATCAAAATACCAGTAAAACACATGAGATACAATATCAAAAGACTTATCAATATTACAGTTAGCAAGCATTTCTAATGCTAGGGTCCTGTTCTCTTTACCATCATTTTTTACCATTTTAACTATGGTGTCAAGTTCAGTATTTTCTAGCACTGCTAATTGTTCATCTATTATATTAATAATATCTGTATCATAAACAATTATTGCTTTAGAATTTACAATATTATTGTAATTTACTACATTAACTTGATGAAGTATAATATCTCTACTATTAGTATCATCACTTACAAAGAGTTTTTCCTTTAACACTTGAAAAACATTTCTAAGATTATCTTCTGCAGTACTATTACGACTGTAATTATAAGGAAAATCAAGTTTAATCATAGCATCTGGCCCCATATCATGAAGCATTTCTCTACACTTTGATAATCCACTTTCTGATATAAAATCTTTTTCTTTGGCCTCTTGTAAGAGTTTTATCAAAAGACTTACTTTAACAGAAGTATTCCATTCATAATCAAATAAGTTATCAAATAGTTGATCTGATACTACATTTATATCTGCTTTATTAATATCTCTTATGACTTTACAATTATACTTTTCCTTTAGTAAATCCACCTTTTGTCTAGGTAGATCTAATTTAGGAAACCTATACAAAGTTTTGTCTTGTACAGTGAAAGCTTTAGCAGGTGTAAAAGATATACCTAACTTTGCTTTATCTTTATCATCTAAGTTATAATTATCACTACTACCCATCCAATAGCCTTTAGATTCATGATTAAAAGCATTATCATTTAACTTACCATTTATGAATGTCTCAGTATTAATACTTATGGATACGTTATATTTTTTCTTCATTAGTTTTTGTTTTATTAGTTAAATACTGTAAGTATTCTTTTTTTACAGATACTTTAAATGTATAAAGATCTCTATTTTGTATCCTTATCTCTTGTCTTACTATAGGTTCTAAGTATTTAAAAGTTGTTTGACACAATTCTTTTTTCTTTTCTAACCATAGTATCATGCCTTGTGCAGACAATCTAGTGAACTGATCAAAGTTTGATTCTTTTAACCAAAACTGGATATCTTTGTCTCTATTATAATTCCACATGTTATTCTCACAATCCTGAGCAAATTGCCACAGTAAATGATAGTTCTTTGTATAATCTATACAAGGAATAATCTTAGCAGCCATAGCTTTATTCTCATCACCATAAGCATTTAACTGTTTCTTTAAATCAACCAGCAACTCTTCATCCATAATCATCTTTGTAGATGAACTATGTAATACAGTTTCTGGATCTATAACACTTACTTCAGTAGTATCAATTATATGCGCTAGATTAAGAGCCATACCTGTAATCATCCACTCATCATAAAGACTGGTAATTATATTAAAATCATAATATCTGATATTCTCAGTTATCTTAGATGTTAATATTACATTACCGTGCTTCTTAATAAGTTGATTAATAGGACTAGTAGAGCTTGTTGCTCCATCAGTAGTTTCATAGTTCCATAACTTTGCTAACATTATAGAAGTCATTATTGGATCAGCATTTTCAAACCTTCTTTCAATACCCTCATGACCTACTATAAGATCTGCTTTAGTGTAATCATTTGTAACGGTAATACCATGCTCTTTTAAAGCAGCTTTTAATCTATCTTGTGATACTTCACATCTAGGTAAAATGAATGCTTTCTTTTTTGTTATAAACGTACTCCCTGATTCAGTTGGTACTGATAAAGACCTTGTTATTTTTTCATATGTTGTTTGGTCTTGAGTACACAATACATCTTCTACTACAGAACCAACAAGAACTCCCATTAAAGGAGCTCCTGCTAGATCATAATAGTTTAATGCAGTAGTATCAAAACTTTGATAAACTGATTTATTTGCCATTCTATTTCATTGTCATTTTGATGATATCTGGATTCATCATCAATTTATTAAACTTAGATTTATTACCATTAAAGATGGTTCTTATAACTAGATACTTAAGATCATTTGTAAAGTAATCTTTGGTAGCTAATGATTGTAACCTGTCTGTAATTTTAGCTGATATAGTATTTTCTTTAGAATACACTACAGCAAAATTGGCCAAACGTGTTGCTAAAGTAGCAGCAATATCTGCCCGGTACGTGTCATCTTTACCAATACAACTACGTAATTCACCTAGGATGTATGATTCACTTTCATGAGTTAATAGATCTTTTGGTGAAACTAACTTATCAAGTTTGTTATTAATAAATGTAGTAAACATAGAAGCAAATGCATCTCCAACTGAACCTTCACCAATCATTTGTATTAATGATAAGTTATCTTCAAACTTCTCAAAACTTGATATTGAATTAAAGAATGTTGTAATTGATCTTGCATTAGTTTCTTGTGTTACTAATTCCGGGTGTAGCAACAAGAAGTTAATACATCTTGAATCTATGCCAGCACCTTCCGCCCACTCAGCCCATACATTAACATCAAACTTAAGATTAGCAGTTACATATCTAGTTTTCTGTGCACTATCTACACTGTTAACCATATAGTCTCCGTTGTCTGGATTTGCTGTTAGCATAATATGCCAGTCTTTTGGTAATTTCCATGAGATGTAAGTCTGACGGTCTATTAATTCCATAACTGCCTGTATAAAACGTGTATCAGCTCTATTCCAGTCATCTAGTAATAATATACCACCCTCTTTAGCATCCGCAATCCATTCCGGTGCACAATAAGACATTCTGTTCTTACCTGTCATTTTGTATCCATTCTTTAGATACTCTTGTACAGCAAGTTCATCTACCCACATACCAACTTTCTTAGTAATAGTAGCAGGCATTTTAGCTAGATCAGCTGATGCTGATGCTCTTTGTGCTGCAGTATAGTTAAGATCATCAATCTTTTTCTTAGGGTTAGCAATTGTTTTTTCCTTGAACATTTGAAATTGTCTTACAGGAAACCCTACTAGGTCACCTAACTCTTCTATCTGTGCAAGATTTAGTTTAACAAATTTTAGTTTGTTTTCTTCAGCTAATTCAACAATAGTAGAAGTTTTACCAATCCCTGATTCACCCACTACCTCTATAGAGACAGGAGCTTTATTATTCTCTTGTAAATACCTATTATTTCTTATAATATGATTTACAAATCCTTTTAATTCTGTTACATTTAAATTTACTTGAGCCATTTTTCTTAATTTAATTTGATTACTTGTCCTGGTAATTCATCATTCACTTCTGATATACTGCTTAAACACCATAAGGTATTATTTGGGCAGTTCTCAGGTGGATATGCTTCACCATCTGTTAGATATATAAGGGCAGTATATTTCCCTTTGTGTTCATTAAAATAGTCTATAACTGGTTGGAAGCTAGTCCCACCTCTACCGTGTATTTCCCAATCTTTTTTAGGATTGAATTCTTCCACAGTTCTTAATTGAGTATCACATTGTGCAACTGATATCTTATGACCTGTTTTAGTCATGTGAGATAATTCACTAAAGAATTCTTGCAACTCATCATTGTTTACAGATCCTGAAGTATCTACACCTACTAATATGTGATTTTTAAACTTAATCTTTAAGCCTGGGCTAGCGGAGTAACGTTTGTTATACTTACGTCTTAGTTTTTTTGTATAAACTACACTTGAGTTACCTACAAATCTTCTTAGATATTGTTTCCAATCAAACTTAGCAGGTTCTATATGAAAGAGTCTTTCTATTAACTCTTTAAATTCACCCGGTATGTTACCTTGTTTTTTAACTGTTTGTTCTGCAGCCTCCTTAAGTTGATGTTCTACTTGTTTTTCTAATAATTTCTTATCAGGTTCTGACATGCCGTCAAATTCATCCCAAGTAGTATGATCATACTCAGTTTCTCCATTCATCTTATCCATTAGGTTATCTAATGAAGGACATGTTCCATCTTTCTGTCCTTGTTCCAAAAGATTGTAATATACTTTTGTACCTGCCTTACTAGGAAGATTTAGTTCTGGAAAACTTGACAATAATAAACCACCTTCTGGTAATCTATCACTGGATATATATTGATTAATCTCTAAATCAGCAGCTATATTAAATAACTTATGATCTGAATAAAGATCTCTCATGATTAAATGTCCAAATGCTATGTGCAACAGTTCATGTTTGATTAACCCTACTCTGTGGAGTAATGGTAATCCTTCATAAAACTCTGGATTTATAGTTAACTGCATACCAATACCTTGCTTGCTTACACCTGCTGTAGGTATTTGTAAACTAAACTTCTTATTGATACCAATCAAAAAGAGCCCGTAAAAGGGCTCATCTAAAATTAGGTCTTTAGTTGTCTTAGCAACTAAGTCTTGTATGTTCTTCATATTTTCTAAGTCCTCATGATTAGTATAAGTATTTGTTTATAGATATGTTTGTTTCCGTTTCTTTTGATTTCACTGTAGATGTTCCTACTAAGCAATTTTTGATAAGTATAAACAAGACCAGGATCTCCCGGCCAGTAGTTAGTCCACTTAATAAACCTTTTCCTGTTAATACCTTGTAATGATTTAACAAGCAATAGATCTAATAGAGCTTTGTCATTATACATTAAGTTATCTAAATTGTTAATAGCAATATAATAATCTTCATCTACACCATTCAATAATTTCCTTAATGATAGGAACTCATCAATTGTGATGTTACTCATCCTTAAGTATTTCTATCCATACACCCGGATTCTCCTTATCATAAGAGTACTGTTCAAAGGCAGGTAAAATAAATTCTGCATTATCATCTTCAATCCATCCTGCTTTAACCATATCATCTTGCACTGTTTGTGCTGGATTTATATAGTCAAACTTATGACGACTGCCTCTGATAAATTCAAAAGATATTTTTGCTGGTAGTGAATGTTTAGCTAGCTCAGCTTTAAACTCATCTGCATATTGTGCATAATAGTCTTTAGCTACTTTTCTATAATTCATTACAGCTTTACTAGCTATAAAGTATTTACCTGTCCATCTACGGCCATTCTTACTGCTGGGCACTGAGCCCGGTATAAACCATTTCATATTTATTGTTTTAGTGTTTCCTTTAGTAAAGGTTTTAACATAGCATGAACTATATCTAAACCATGCAACTTCATAGCATCTGATATGTCTTTGCATATAGTTGGTACAAAACCGTTGATTTTATATGCATTAGCATATCTTTCTACAGCTTTGAGGCCAGCCTCATCATTATCAAAGAGAGTAATTACTTTTTTGTACTTCTTCTTTAAGTGTTCAATGACATATGGTTTAATAATAGTGTTCTCACTATCAGGTGCTACAACTTCTATATTGTATCCCATTCCTTTTAAACATAATGCATCTTTTAATGATGAACATATTACTAAATAGGGTTGATTAAATTTTAATTGATCATATCCTTGAAGGTGAGGTTTGACTTTATGAAATTTATGCTTGCTACTCTTAGGTTGATATACTTTATATATATCACCTGATTTATCAAAGTAACCATAAAGGCCAGTCCCTTCTATCTTCAATGCTTTAACTTGATCCGCCTCTGACTTAACTAAATTATAATATTCTATGGGTTTAACATTGTATTCTGTTAGTATAGACATGCCAATTCTAAATGATAACCAAAACTTACTATCATCTTGATTCCATGGCCTAACTTTTACAAAGTCTACTTCCCACTTAGCTTCTGGTTTAAAATTTATCTCTTCAAATCCTTCTGTCTTGACATGTAGATTGTAATCTTTTACAATTCTCATAGCCGCAGCAGGGTATTCTAGATTAAACATTAACTTTACCAGGTCAACTTTATTACCATTCTTGCCTGTAGAGAAATCTTTAAACTTATATTGATTTATGTTTTTATCTACATAAATACAAAAGCTTGGTGTTTTCTCATTAGGGTTAAATACAGAAGTTAGCTTTATATCCTGACCAGTTAGTTTCTCTGGTAGGTTCAAATAATACTGAAATACCCAATAACTAGGTATGTCAGATTCTTCAAGAACTAAATTTTTTGTATTAAACATAAATGCCAAATTAAATAAAAAAAAGGAGCTGACCATAAGCCAACTCCCTTAATTTTATATCAATTATTTACAAATCAAAATCATCACCTGCTGTCTTAGCCGGTTCAAACTGATTTGTTTCTACTACAGCTTTCTTAACTGTAGGTCTGTAATGATTCTTATCATTAGGATTATATGCAATCAACCTAGAATTTTCTACTCCCAAAGCCTCAAGAGGAATTCCTGCTTTGCTCATCTTTGGTAGGTATAAATCATTGTTCACATAACCTTCTTTGTTTTCCCACTCACGTGATCCTAAGCACATGTTTACAAATCCTGTATTAGATAGTACACCATTACAAGCAGTCATAAACTCTTCAATAGTATTTGCTTTAATAGCATCCAACTCAGTTCTCTTACCAATTTGCTCTGATAAATATATCATTGCTTTCATAACTTCAGTATCTCTACTAATTTCAGCACCACTTGCTAATATTGCATCTTTGTATGGGTATGGAGAGAATCTTACTCTACCAACTTGACCTGCATAACGTGGGCTGTTTGGGTTATTTGCATCTAATAAAAATCCTTGAAATTCACCTTCTACTGGCTCACTTTCTATATGTAACATAATATTAAATGCATCCATATCATATGGTGTTACATCAAACGTTACTGAATTGATCTTTACTACATGATTTCCTGGACCAATTACTGGTTTTTCTTTACCGCTTCCGGCTGACATTCCGCTAGTACTTAACATAATTTTTGTTTTTTAATGGTTTATTAATTATTCTTCATATTTTTTAATACAGTCTTTTACATACTGCAGGTTGTTTGGAATGAAGAAATCTTCAAACATACCTTGAGGTGATTTACATGTGTTCTCTCCATTGTTTTGAGTCTCAAAACCATATTCAAGTTCACCATCATCATTTTTATTTACTTTCCCAAATAATACAATTGAAAATAGGCCTTCCAAAGTTAAAGTATTATCTATCATTTTACCTATAGTTTTAGCTTTGATTTTTCTATTTCCATTGATATCAGTTGAATCTTCTGAGTGAGTTAAGAAGATTACAGTTAAGTCATCTCTTAAATCTTTAGGCAACTTTGCCACCATGGCAAGGTTAGCTGCAATTTGAGTAAACTTATCATAACCTTTCTCTGTGGCTCTATCAAAATATTCAAAAGAACTCATATACTGCCAGTCATCAACAACTAATGTTTTGATTGTTGGCCTTTTCTGATCTACATGATTTATTGCTTTTATAATACCTGCCGCAGAAGATGCTGAGGCCAAGTTACCCTGTGGATTATCCTTACTTATTAATGTGTAATTCTTTTTCCAACCCTTAAATGGTAAAGGCTTATTAGCTATGTTTATAATGAATGTTTCATCTGGATTTAAATTTCTAATTGCAGTTGACTTACCAGTTCCTGAGTCAGCAATGATTAATACACTTTGTGCCATTTTACTATCTATATTTAGTTATTACTTTAGTTAATGTTATTAAGGTTTGATTTATTTCTTCTAATTTATCTACAAGTGCTGTTGATGGTGTTTCATCTGGATCAGTCAAACTAAATAGATCTGTAACTTTACCTATTACTTTAGCTGTAGTCTCTTCTCCTTTAGGTGATAAACCTGCTTTTAAACTAGCAATATAACCTCTACTGGTTACATCATTAATGACTTTCAATTCACTAACCGGTATCATATGTCTTTGAAATCCTGAATTTGAAGTAATAAGTTCATACTCTGATTTCCAGTGTGGATTGTAGTTTAGTAAATACAATGTTCTTTTAGGATCTTCAGAAACATAATCTATAGATACAAACTCTGTATATATATCTTCTTCTTTTTCCATTTCACTAGGAAAGAAACTAACATGTAATTCATCCTTACCAGAAGGTCTGTATGCCATCTTAGGAATGTATAATGCATTTATCTTACCTTCTTTTTGAAAGTAATCTTCATGCTCCTCTTTTAAAGTAGAGACTCTTTGCTTGCGCACTGCAGTTGTTATTGCCATAATTTAAATTATTATTATTAACGTCTTTCCTGTTGACCAGGGGTTTGCATTTCTTCTATCATCATTTGTTCAAACTTTGCTTTGAAGAAACTCATACGTGCATCACCATTTCTAGCTTTTAGAAAGTGTAACACTAATGTTCTATCATTTTCTATGATATATCTGTCAGGTCCATAGAACCTAATCTTTTGTTTAGCAGGTCTATTAATACCAATCAACATATCTGCATGCTGTAACATAGCATCTGAGCCAAATATATCTGACTCAAGTATATAGTTACCATACTTACCATCTATTGCTCTATCTGGGCTATCAATATTTCTATTAAGCTGTGATAGTGCAATAAACAAACAAGGATAGTCTCTCTTACATTGTGTAAAGAACTCACCTAACTCAAACATCATATCTAATGTATTATTTTGATAGGGTGCTCTCTTTACTAACATAGTATGATCTAAAGTGATCATAGTCTTCTTGCCTTTATGCATGTCCATATATACATCAATCTGCTCACGCATTTGATTTACTGTTAATGGAGTACTAATTATATCCACTGGATTCTTAACTCTTTCTTTAGCATACTGGTGACATGTGTTAAGCACATCCGGTTGTAAAGTACTACCAGCACTACACAACTCTTTGTATGTTTTACCTGTAAAAGAACTAAATTCTCTAATAGCTGAGGTTCTACCCACCATCTCAAATTGAAATTCTAATACTCTAAAGTCATCATTAGGGTTCAATGCAAATGATTCCCTAATAATCTGATCTTTTATTAATGTCTTACCTGAACCAGGTCTTCCACCAATAACAGTTAATGTATTCCATTCTAAACCATCAGTAGCAGCATCATTAAATTTAGGCCATGGAGTATAGATAGATTTCTCTTGTCCATTCTGTCTGGCATGCATATATTTTAATGCTTCATTAAAGGCAGCATATTGACCTACCCATCTTTCTTTTGGTTTACTCATTAGACTACTTTTTCTTTAAAGGTTTTTTCTTCAGTGTCTATGCCGTCTCTGATCATATCACAGTAGTCAGCTAGGGTAGAAGACTTAACCCTATGTTTATCTTGCTTGCAAATAAAGTACTGACTGGTTTGCATATACATATACTCTGCATCCCTGTACTCATTTACATACATCTTAGTAGCATTAATAACATCTTGCCACTCATAATCATATGTTTCAAAGAACCATCTAAATGATTCTGATAACATTTTAACATTAACTCTTGCAGGTTTACCGCTAGGTAGCCTTGTATTAGGAAATGTTTCTCTATAGATATTTATCTTCTCAGAGAAGTCTTTACCCATTAATTGGATATCAGTTTTCTTCTTTGCTTTTATAAAATAGTTATCTAAGTGTGCTATAAAAGCTTTTGATTGAGGTGTGAGTTTATATATTTTCTCTTCCTTAATCAAAAACCCTAAGTCTACAAGTTCATCAAGCTGTACATCAATTTTTGACAGTACTGCTGTCTTCTGTTTTATTCCAAATAGAAGATAGGCCTGATTTGGTGTCAGTTTGTTCTTTAATATTTTCTGGAAGATTTCCCACATATTCTCTGATTTGTTTAGTAATGTTACAATGTGCGTTAATAGTTAATGCATCTTTTTGAACAAAGTTATTTTCTATTGTTTTAATAGACCATATTATTGTTGCATGATTTCTACCAATGCTGTTTCCTATGGTGCTTTTTCTGTGCCCTTCTTTAAAAGCAAAGAAAGCCATAAGCTGAGTATAAACTAAATACTCCCTTCTTCTTAGTTGAACATGTAAGCTTTTAATATACCTAAACTCTGGTTCATTAGCATGCAATGCTCTTATAACACAGTTGTGTAGGACCTCTAAACTTAACTTAAAACCTGTTTGTTCTTCTGTTAAAATATGTAAGGATACACCGTGCTTCTTGTAGAAACGAGTCTTAAACTCTTGTATGTCTACCTGCTGTGTAAGGTATTGAATATTAGTCATTTAGTGTTGGTTTGTGGGGTTTACAAATATAGCAAATTTTACCATATTATACAAGATTTACCTTGTCTTTCTAATTCATCATTTACTTTGCCAAATATATTATCAGCCTTCCAAGTGCCACCATTATATGCTGCTGCAGCCGGGTGTGGACACTTTAATATTCTTTGTCCTGGTATAACTAACTGCCAAGATTCTGCTTTCCTACCCATTAATATAAATATGATATCCTTATCTATCTTATTAATAGATTCAAATATATATTCTGTAAATGGTTTCCATATAGCATAATGGGATCCAATCTTGTTAACTTCACAAGTCTGAGCTGTATTAATAAGCAATACACCTTGGTTAGCCCAACGTCTTAAATCACTATCATATCCTCCTTGCATGCCATATAACTCTTTAAAAATATACCTAAGAGATGGTTGAGGTTTCTCAGTGTTAGAACAACTAAATGCTATTCCATCTGCAACACCTAATTGTGGATAAGGATCTTGTCCTACTACTACTACTTTAAGATCTGATAGGTTTGTTTCTTTAAATGCATTGAATGCATCCTTTAACCTAGGAGTAAATCTTCTATTTTGTTCTACTAATCTTATTAGTGTATCAGTTATATTATCAAACTCTTTGCTATCTAAGAAAGGGTTTAATATTTTGTGCCATCCTGATGACTCAAGGTCCTCCTTAAGAGTTTCCTTGATTAAATCTATTTTATCTTGCATATTTTTGCTATCTTTGTATTATAAATTATTTATTATGGCTGAAGAACAGAAACAACACGAAACTGAAACTTATGATTTTACTAAAAATATCACTGATATTGAAGTAAGTCCTGCGTTTATTATAGGTTTACAAAGAATTTGTAATCAGTTAATTGTTAGTAAGCCAGAAAGGGGTGCTGAAATGCCAGCTATCTTCAAAAAGTTTGAAAAGATAGTGCACTACTATGGTAATAAAGATGAATATGAGGAAGAGCCTGTAGTAGAATTAGATGTCTTTGAATCTGATATCTATACTTTGTTTTCTCTTATTCAGTTGTTTAAGCATAAAGCTAAAGAACAAGGTCTTCAGGTATTAACTGAGACTAATGTTACTAAAGTAGAAATGCAAGAACTAGCTAAGATAGTTGAAGCAGGTGGTGACGCTACTGAAAAAATTAGAGAGCTGAATGCTAAAATGACTGTTGTTAAATAGTTATCTTAGATTCATATTACTAAAGTCTCCAATTTCTACACATGCTTGTATAACTAAGTTTAATTCTTCTTTATCACAATCTCCAAAAGACTTGCAATATTCTTGCTTGTCTCTTACAAAACATAAACCTGAAGCTCTTTTAACTGCTAGTTTAGCTTCTTCAAATGTATAGCCAATTTCTTGTGCTATCTCTCTGATCATTGCATGTATCCTAGCTAACTGAGGATTACTGCCTTTATCACCGCTCACTCCTATAAAGATCTCTAATTTAGAGTCATCAGGTAACTGATTCAGAAACTTTTTAAACTTAGTTCCTGTAGCTTTTATAGGGAAATGTAATTCTCTATCTTTAATAGATGCTTTTACAAATAGGTTATCTTTCATATACTACTATTACGTGGGTTCCTGGTTGTTCATCACCTGGGTCTGATATTATTATAGTCATAATTGTGATATAAATTTAGTGAGGTAGTTAACTACCCATGTTATTACTGGCCATGCAAATACTACTACCATACATCCAATACCAAATAACATAGTGAACATACATCCTTTATATTTTTTAGTAATTTTAGCATCTTCATAAGATTCTAAATCTTTTAACTCTTTAGCTCTTTTGTGAAATTCAGTATTTTTCATATCCTCTGTTTTTTATATCCCATGCATCACGGTAGTCTGGGTCATGTGGATCTAACTCTAAGCTAGATCTATCATGTACCCATTTACCACTAATGTAAACATAGGTCCTGTTATTAATTATTTTACTTATTCTATCACTCATAACTTTCTAGTATTTCTTCTTCTATATCATACTGGTTAACTATGTCTAGAGGAAGTATATCAACCATTACATCATTATTATTTCTATCCTTTAATAATGAGTATGCTGCAGTAATTTCTACACTAGGAGCTATACCAGGTGTTCCTGGGTCTCCATTAGATTCTGTCCACACTTCTGCTTCACCTGGATCATAAGTATAAACTACATCTAGTTCTATACCATCCATATCATATGTAAACTCCATATTATAAGAATCTTAGTGCTGATCCTACATAAACAAATTGTTGCTCACACTCTAAACATTTAGCATTACCTTCATTACGTAATAATGATGGTTGATTACAATTGGGACAAGGTGTATCACCTTCAGTAATATATTCTTCTATTGCACGCCTAGATAAACCATGTATCATTGCGTCATGGGTACCTTTGTACTCTAATTCCTCCTGCTGTTCTATGAACAATTCTTTCATCCTTCCCATTATAGTATTCTTTTAAGTTTATCAGTTTTGTGATTAAGCATGTCTCTGCATGTCATTTGATTGATCTGTCTCTTAATGTTTCTTTTGCCAGATTTAATTCCTAGTTGATAGGCAGCTATAGTTGTTATAGTTGTTATAATTCCTAATATTAATATTTCCATTTTTAGTTTTTTAGTGGGTTATGATATTTAACTTTTGTTGGGTCAAAGTCTTTAAGTGCATTTTGCACCCATACTTCATCTTGTGTGCCTATGTAACATAATATGTGACATATTGCTGTATCACTTGGATTTAGCCTAAGCAGTCTTCCAATTCTTTGTGATGACTTTCTTTCATTACCATATGCATGCATAATGATACCTTGCTTAAGGTTGGGTATTGTTACACCTTCACTTAATTGTAGTACACATGATAGCCTATCTATTCTTCCATCAGAGAACAACTCAAGGTTATCTTCTGATTGTGGATTCTTAGAATGGTAGCTATGCTTGCATAATTTGTCTGCCTGTTTCTGAGTATTTGCAAATATAATACACTTAGTACCAAGACTTTTAGCTAATGACTTAGCATACAACTCTTTGGTATTGTATTCCATAATTGCTCTCATCCTCATAATAGAAGCAAACTGTTTCTGTTTAGGTGTCTGTGCTTCAGCAACTCTACTAGATACATAATTATAATCTTTTTGTTCTGTAGTATACCAATGTCCCCCGGCTTTTGTCTTCTTCTTTAAAGCTGGTATTTTTGATAAAACTAACTGATGAACTATAATTTTATAATTATTTAATATGTTAGAGTCTGTTGCTTGATCTACAGAAAACTTAAACTTCATTGGACAATACTTTCTAACCATTAGGCCCTTAGTTGAGCTTTCATCTTTAGGAGGTGTGCCTGTTAATCCAAGTATCCTACCTTTAAATACTGATAAAAATGCATCATGATTAGGTAGTAAACTATGACATTCATCTAAATAGACAACATCATACTCTGTAGGTTTATGTTTATTGATGGACAAGTAAGTTGTAAACGTTATATGTTTAACTAAACTTTGTAAGTTCATCTTTTCTAACTCATCTATCCAAGATTGAGCTACAGAATGTTTTGGTATAACAACTAAAGCTTCTACTAATGGGTTATAACAATACTGTAAATGTTGTATTGCTATTCTAGTTTTACCTACACCCATAGAAATGCCAAGTCCACATCTTTTATTTGCTATTGCAATGTCTAATGCTTTTTTTTGTATTACATCTCTGCTAGTTTCAGAATTATGTGGTGCCATAGTGTTATTGTTATTATTAAGATTATTGTATAAACTACTAATATTAGTAACTTATCTTTTTTGTTATTTTTCATATTCTATCTGTAGATAAACCTAGTTCTTTAGCTTCTTGTGGATGTTCTTCTATATATGTATGACAAGTTCTACATACTGATAACCAAGTACTTACCACTAGGTAATATTCACCACGTCCTTTCTTGTGGTGCACATCTGTTGAGCCACCTGAACAACAAGGCAAAGCTGCTTGACACATTGTGTTGGCTTCCATAAACTTCTTCCTAAGTTTAGTGTAAGCTTGATCAAGTACCAGCATTTTCTTTGACTTCTTGTTGATTGGTTTCCTCTGTAGTGGTTTAGTAGATGGTTCTTTAGATCTATACCAGCAATTCTTGCAATAGCGGTTTCCTTTATCATTTTTCCAGATAAATTGTTCCGTATTGCAATTATTACATAGCTTTCTTTTCTGTTGAATCATACTTTAAGCAATTGTTGATTTTCATTAGGCTTTAAAGTTAAATAGTTCTTGGGTAATAACCCTTTGGACATGAATAATAATATTACGTCCTCATATTCTATATTTAACTGCTTAAATGTCATCATGTTATTGTAATCATCTAACGTTTCAGTTGCCGGTATGGAGAGTATAAACTCTACTGTTGGGCCCTTGAATGTTCTCTTGAAGTAATCATTAACTTTTTTGTTGCAGATCATTTGTTTCCAAGCATTAATTTCTCTCTGAGACCTTTTCCAGACCTTAGAGATGCGTCTTTTCTTATCCCAGTGTAACTTCTCTACTTCTTCTTTGCTATAAACGTTGAGTCCATGCAACACTCTCTTAAATAAGAAATGCTGATAGGAGTTTAACTTTGTATATTCAAAAGAATTTGTTATGGAGGTTGGATGTAACTGATATTCTTTCAGTACACCTAGATAGTGGTAGCGTTGAAGTTGCTTAGATAATAAAGATTGGCTTTGAGATTGATTTAGTTTTGTTATTTGTTCTTGAGATAGCATATGGCATGTGGTATTAAGTTTAGTGATAAGTAATTTGTAATAAAAATGAGTGAGGTGACAACATTGACCCATTTGTCTTTAATTCCCTGTAGGGAAGCCTCAAGCATTCTTTAGAATTTATTGTTATAGAGTGAATTCTTCTTCAGTCTCTTCAACTAACTCTTCCACAACATCAGATACTTCATCAGTTATGTTACCATCTTCATCACCGTCATCCATACCAAATGCTTCAGTTGGTGTTGCGGTTACTTTCTCTTCTACTTTATTATCAGAACTATTAGCATCTTTAATGGCTTGACCATTGTTATGTGCTAATGATACATCTTGAGCTGTTGTATCAGCTACAAAGAATGTTTTCCTATAAATAGGTTGTCCGTCAATACAGCATATGATACCAGTATCACCTGCTTTCTTTAAATCTCTATCAGGATCATTTGTACTAAATGGCTCTAATTGTTCTTTAAAGATAATTTTACCAGGTAATGAATCCATTGATTCAAAGCCTATTTCTTGTAAGTCTTCTAGTCTACCTTGTAATAATGCGCTTAGGTTTGATTTCTTTACCCAACCACCATTACCAAATGTAGTTCTAGTTTGTGTTAGTCTTACATGACCATATTCAGAATTTGTGTTTGATTGGCGTACAACATTTCCCATGTCATCCGCTTGGATGTTTACTTTACTTTGCATAATAAATTGTTTTTGTGTGAATTAATAAAATTGTGTGATGTGTCTAAGTATTAGACATCATCAGAGTGAAAATACGGGTCATCTAGTTTTTCAAAGGACTCTATTTCATCAAGTGCAGGTTCTTCTTCCTCTTCATTAGGAAATTCATCTGCTTTACCTGTTGCTACTGAGTACTTATTATAGAATGGATCACCCACTTCTTTGGTATATGCTGAACTTAAACCGTTGAGGTCCTTGATCTCTTCATCAGAAAGAGACAAGTACTGTTCAACTGAACATTCAATTATTCTACCATTGGGCAATTGTATTATCATTTTATTTTGCTAAGTAAGTTTAACAAAAATATGATAATTAATTACTATTTGGTTATAATCTCCAGATCATTTGCTTAAATACAGAATTGAGTCTGCATATATATAGCTAACGTGCTATTTTATTATTAGCTTATTGCCTACTCTTTTTATATAGTCTTTACTTTTTAGTTCTTTAATCAACCTATTGATAGTTCTTTCACTAACGTTTAAGTCATTGGACAATGTTGATATAGAAGGAAAGCTAGACCTATTCTTATTTGAATAACATGCTAAGGCAGAATATAATCCCTTAGCTGATATAGATAATTCCGGAGCAAGAATTATATCACGTGATACAATCCCAAACCTATACTGGATCTTCTCTTGTGACATGCTTGCTCATTAAGCGCAATAGTGCAACATTATGGTCCATCTCTTCAGTAAGCATTTTGTCATCTAATTCAAATTTAATTGACATGTGCTTTCCAAAGTTCCAGATTTTACCATTAGGTGTTTTATCTATTGCTCTTTTTAACTGCAACCATTGCTTCATCTCAGCTTTTAATTGCTCCATACTAAGTTGTGCCATGGTTATAGTGTTGGGTGTTCCGGATTCTGTTCTTCACTATTGTTTTCTTCTTCAACAATATTATCTAGAAACTCTAGTGCTATTTGTTGAGTATTGAATTCAGGTAGTTCAGATGGATCTATAATTGTTAGGTCAAAGGTTTTAATAGTATCCTCTTTCTGCCTAACATCATTGTCCTCCCATACATAGAAGTTAACCTTCATAGTATTATAATAAGGATTGAAGTCATCACTGTTACTCCATGAACCATCTGCTATTACAGTACCATATATATAGCCATCTGCATTCATTAGTCCTTTGTCCATCATCATATCCTTATCATAAACTGATGAGTAAGGTGATGGTTGGTGTTTAACAGTATCACCCATTTGAATAGGTATGTGTTCCTCCTTTATTAAAATGATTGATAGTAGAGCACTGATTGAATGCTCTGGAAGAGTAGCCAGCAGGTCTAGGACATGCTTAAGGTTTCTCTTGTCTCCTAAGTTATCTTTATTAATAAGATTGCTTAAAAGATCTTTAACAGCTGTTTCAGCTATCACATAATTTGGTTTTGCCATTGTTATTGTTTTATAGGATTATTAAATTAAAAGATACGGTGGCCTAACCTATTACGATTAGAACCACCTTATCCTGGTTACCACTTATCTTAACCAAAGTCATAGCCTCAACACCTAGTGTTATTATAGTATATAATTACTGGTGTTGTTAGTGCGCCACTGATGGCACTATTTTTTAAACTTCTTGTTTACTTTTATCTCAATTACCAAGAATGGTAAGAGTATCATGATCTGTGGTCTCATCCTGTTTTGATCATAGCCTATTGCTAATCCTATTACAGGTACTACCTCAAAATCTATATCAGGTAGTAGCTTTGTCTTAGACATTACACCACTATAGAATATAGCATTGAAGATAGTTAATAATAATATAATTACCATTGCAGTTACAAACAACGGAAAGTCATTTGCTATAAGGTCAGTCTTAGGACTTGAGATCATTAATGTTACTACTGTTATACTTACTACGAGTGGTAGTATGATTACGAACAATAGTTTGATTGCGTACTTGAGTATTTTTTTCATTTTTGTTTTATTTAAGTGGTTTAGTCATAACTCCGTGAGTAAGCTAGATAGCCTACTACATCCTGGTCATTAACTTCTATTAGATTATGTTCATGTGCTAGATACCTTAACGGTGCATTATTACCCAACTCTTCTATGAGTTCAGATATTAATGGACTATTAGTTTCATTACGTTTGACTACGAAATGTTTGTGACCAGTAAATAGGTTCACACTGTCTGGATCTACACATGGGTAAATTGTACAAGCTATTTTAGTCTTGTACTGGATAAAGCTTTCAGGCTTTAAAATGTTTATGTTCATGGTTATTTAATTTAAGTGGTGATTTGCAATATTGCGGGTAATGTTATACTATTCCTATAGAGAGAGAGACAACAAGCTATTATGTTATTGTCATGAGTATATCTATTGTATTGTTGCTAGCGTTAGCTATGTTTAACTATTATGAGCACAATAATAACTAGAGTGGTAATAAGTGGGTATATGTGGTGTATGAGACCACCTATTCACATTGTTACACACACTTGAATATAAATTGTTTTTATTGTGCTTTAATTACTATTTTACTAGTAACACGTGTAATATATAGCTGGGGAGCAGAGAAAGAGAACGACCGCAGGGAGAGAAGCTGACAGAGCAGACCAATAGACTAAGTTAGTGCTGTCTTACTTAAATTAAGCATGACAACGAGTAACAATGCTAGCTGATGTTATAATAAGAGGAGAGTTGTTACACCCTCCTCATTATAGTTATACAGCCTCAACCCATACTAAGGTTGTTGGCTCTTTAGTCTCCATGTCAAGAACATAGTTCTCAGTCATTTGGAATCCCTCAAGCTCAGCACCTACATCATACGTTTGCTGAATAGCAGCAATAGTTGGATGGTCAGCTCTCATAGTCTCATTTGTTTCAGGGTCTATCAAAGATAGGACGCCAAATACAATGTTAGATTGAGATCTTGTTGCCACTGGCATTCCAGCCAGTGAAGATTTTTTGTTTGCCAGAGGAGCAGATGATACAATCACTGTTGCACTGTTTCTACTCTTGTTGATGTTTACTTTTCTAAAGAATACACTCATAATAATAATATAAATTAAGTTAAACGAGGAATCACTTACGGGGGGTCACCCTGCCTCAATAATTAGCTGGGGAGCAAACTCATAGGACCTCTCAAGCACTTAAAACACATATTTTTTTGGTAGGCAAAATTTTTTTTTGTGTCCCGTTACTTTTTCAATTTGTTTATATTTTGTATATTGAAATATAGAAGCCTACTTAAAAAAAACAACATGAGCAATTATAATGAAGACAAGGATGGGTATGATCCTATGGATGAGATAAAACAAAATGAGTTGGATGAAATAATATTAGATGATGCATTTAATAATTCATATAGGATTCTAATGAAGGAGTTAACATTTGTAGATGTTCTAGACAATGCAGATGACAGTGCAAGAGATGCAGTACTAGCGTTTGATCCTGATGCCGGTCCTAAGTTAAGTGACTTAGAGAATATGATAAGTTGGTTTATTGAGACAGAGGAGTATGAGAAGTGTGCAAGATTAAAAGTAGTAATGAATAATAAGTATCCTGATAGCGTATTAGTAGAATAGATTGTATGGCAACTAAAAAAATAATTAAAGAATTTAAAGATGCAGACCCAAAAGAAATATGGGGAGCAATAATAGAAAACTTTTTCTTTGGATTCAGTGGGGCCATTATTGTTCCATTCATTGCATTGAGGATTGACATAGCTGTATTGATTGGGTACATGTGTCATTACTTCTATATCAGTAAAGTAATTAATAGACCAAAGTATGTAACTAGTTTGGCAAAGTTTATTTTGTTTCCTATCCCTACAGCATTGGGAGGATTTTCAGGATATAAGATAGCTTATTTAGTATCACAGTATTTAACACAATAGACAATGGCAAAAAAAGTAACATGGACATACGGAGGGAAGAAGTATAGCGGGACCTTTATTAGGGAAACTAAAACGCACACATATGCTAGAACTTCCAACGGTAAAGTCAAAACAATAAAAAAGAAAAAGAAATGAAAGGAGTAAAACACTATTTAAAAAACGGGACTGAATGGACAGGTACTAGTCATAAAATGTCTAATGGTAAATTACACACTGGTAAGACACATACTAAAACTAGTAAGCCTTTAGTTCATATGAAAGACTTATCTAAAACAGCTAAAGCTAAAGCTAAGAAATAATGGCAACACCTAGAAAAGGAAAAGCAAAAGTCAAAGTAACTGCATCTGGAAAGAAAGTAAGTTACGGACAAGCGGGTAATGCAAAAGGAGGAGGACCTAGAGTAAAACCAGGAACATCTAAAGGAGACAGCTATTGTGCTAGAAGTTTAGGTATTAAGAAAAGAGTATCAGCTAAAAAAAGAAATGATCCTAACACACCAAACAATTTATCCCGTAAGAGATGGAAATGTTCTGGAGCTAAATCACGGAAATAATGACTGAAGCAGCAATAAGCCAACTTGGATTTAAAAGAGTCCACATCAACACAGATAATTTTACTGAACATGATTCCTATTACTATTATGTATATAAAATAGGGAACTTGGAATTCACTAGCAATTCAAGTAATGACTTATCAGATGGATCGTGGTACACCGAACTATTTGAAAGTGGTATAAGATTTCATAAATCTACTGAACTTAAAACCGTAATAGACTTATTAGAATACAATAAAATTTTTTAAAGTACGGCATAAACTTTTTTTATTTAAACTTTATACATATATTTGTCTATTGTTTAACTTAAAAAATTTATAATGTCAAATCAAAAAATCAACCCTAGTCTAGATCAAAAAGAACCTGAATTGAGTAAGGAAGAACTTACAGCAAGAAGGGAAGAAATCACTGCATTTTACAAAGACAACATTAAACACTTAGAGGTTCAAGCTGAGTATGAGATGTTATTATCTACTATTGAGAAAGCTAGGGCAGAAAGAATGCAAGCTCAAATGTTTATGTCTCAAACTTATGCTGACCAAAAAGAAGGTAAAGGTGGAGTAGCTCCTGATTCAGAAGAAGCAGTGGCATTTAAACAAGCTATGGAGAACGCAGCAAAGAATATTGATAACTAAAACTCAATATTATGCTAATTAAAAAAGGAGACAACAGTCTTAATGTAAAACATCTACAGCAAAAATTAGGTTTAAAAGATGATGGTATCTTTGGTAGAAATACTGAAAAGGCTGTTATTAGATATCAACTATCTAAGTCCCTGAGAGTTACAGGTATAGTAGATAGTGAAATGTGGGTATTACTTTTTAATGCTAAAGCTGGTGCACTAGAAGCAATAGATGAAGACACAGATACACAAGGACAATACTATAGAACTTCATATGATCAATTGATTCATAAACATTATTTACCTAAAGGAGAATATATAGCAGGACCAATAGAGAATGAATATATTTTTTTACACCATACAGCAGGATGGCATAATCCATACAACTGTATTGATCAATGGGGTAGAGATAGTAGAGGAAGAGTAGCTACTGAATTTGTTTTAGGTGGTAAAAATCACAAAGATGGTTCTAGTGAATTTGATGGTGTAATGGTACAAGCATTTCCAGAAGGAGGATATGGATGGCACTTAGGTAGAACACAATCAGGTTGGATGAATAGACATTCTGTTGGTTTAGAGATTTGTTCTTTTGGTCAATTAGATAGTGATAAGAAAACTTACATAGGTACTACTCCATGTGAGGAAGAAATAGCAACACTGAAAGAACCATTTAAAGGAAGCCTTTATTACCATAAGTATTCAGATGCACAAATCAAAGCAACTGAAAAGTGGATTAGGTATGTAGGTGAAAGAGATGGTATTGATGTTAGAATAGGTTTAAAACAATTTATTCAAAAGCATGGACCAATTAAAGGTTTTGGATTTCAAATGGATGCTTGTTTAGGAAACGTAAAAGGATTATTAACTCATACTAATGTTAGACAGGATAAATCTGATTGTTATCCAGACCCTGACTTTGTAGATATGATCTTAAGTTTATAATTATGGCAATAGTAAATAAAGTAGATTTAAAACTTAAAGTAAATATTAATACAACCATTAAATATCAGATAGTAAGCTTTTGTTTTTTTGAAAATATACTCATTAGTAATTCTGACTTAGAGTTCTTAGCAGCATTAGCTAAGAATCCTGAGATAGAAATATCTAAGTTTTGTATTATGTTGACTGAATTAAATATTTTTAAAAGTTCACAGTCAGCTAGAAATGCAATTTCAAAAGCAGAAAAGAAAAACTTAGTTACTAAAACTGGTAATAATAAAAAGACTATAGTATTAAACAATGCTATAAATATTCAAAAAGATGGATTGGTGTTATTAGATTATAAAATTTTAGGAAGTGAATCCAAAGAAGCATAGGGAATTTAAAAATGGTATAGCAGAAGAAGTGGGAGTACATCAACAAGTAGTAGATGACTTTATTACTTTTTATTATGCTAAGCTAAGAAATAAACTTTCTCACTTGGACTTTCCAAGAATTAATGTAGAAGGTTTGGGTATGTTTGAACTGAGGAAAGGTAAACTTGAATCAGCTATCAAGAAAAACAAAAGCATGTTGGGAAACATAGCTAAAAGAACTTACAATGGTTATGCTAAAAGTGAAGGTATAACTGAGAACATCAAGGAGATGAGTAAGGCTCTTGAACAAATTGAGACGGATAAACTAAACAGAATAGCATTTAAAAAGAAAAGAAATGAGTAAACCTTGGTCAAAATATTTACAAGCATTTAAGAATGCTGATCAAATTGCTGATGGAATAAAAAATAAGCTATTTAAAAAAGAACATGTTGAAGCTATATTTACTGATAGATGGCAGATATGTGTTAACTGTTCTGAATTGGATCTTAAAGGTGAAAATTGTTTAGCTCCTGGAACTCAACCTTGTTGTTCTGATTGCGGATGCAGTTTAGAATTTAAATTAAGATCATTATCTTCAGAATGTCCTAAAGGTAAATGGTCATTAATAACAAGTGAAGAAGAAGAAACTTTAATTAATCAACAAATAGAAAACAATGGGAATTCAAATTAACTATGTATACAATGGAATAACAAGTAGCTTAAATACCAATCAAAGTGGAGGGTATTGGTTTACTACAATAACTTAAGATTATGGCAATATCATTTAAAGAAGAAGGTCACATTTATGAAAGTAATGACCAAGATCAAATTAATTGGACTAGCGTAACATCATTTATAGGAATGTTTAAACCTAAATTTGATAGAGATGGTCAAGCTAAAAAATCTTCTAAGAACAAAAGATCTAAATGGCATGGTATGACTCCAAAAGAAATACTTACTGCTTGGGATAATGAAACTCAAAGAGCAATAAAATTAGGAAACTGGTATCATGATCAACGTGAAGCAGATATGTTAGACTTTAAAACTATTGAAAGAAATGGTGTTGAAGTACCTATTATAAAACCTCTGATAACTGAAGAAGGAATTAAATTAGCTCCAGAACAAAAGCTTGATGAAGGTGTATATCCGGAACATATGGTGTATCTTAAGTCTGTAAAGCTTTGTGGTCAAGCAGATTTAGTTGAAGTAGTTAATGGACATATTAATATTCATGATTATAAAACAAATAAAGAAATAAAAGATAAAGGGTTTACTAATTGGGAAGGTATAACCAATAAACTTTATAAGCCTGTTAATCATTTAGATGATTGTAATCTTAAGCATTATAACTTACAACTGAGTATTTATGCGTATATTATTAAGAAGCATAACCCCAAATTAAAAATTGGTAAACTAACAATTCAACATGTTAAGTTTGAAACAGTGGGTGAAGATAGTAATGGTTACCCTATTAGCAAAATAATTAATGGTGAACCAGTATTGCAAGAAGTAAAAATTTATGAACTACCGTATCTTAGAGATGAAGTTAATGCTCTAATGATTTGGTTAAAAGACAAAAAATAATGGCAACAGTAGTAAATTTAACACAAGTACAAATAGCAAATAACACTACAAATTCAGAACAATATATAGTTGAGGATTCAACTACTATAGTTTCTTTAAATAGAGAAAATATTATTGGTGTAACAGATTACTGGGATTTTTTATGTAGAAATCTAGAATCAGGAGCTCCTACCCCAAGATATTTAAATGCTAGAATAGTATACTTATCTACATCAGTGCTACCAGCATTAGTTGTAAGTAATAGTAAATCATCAATTGTAGCATTAATAGCACAAAACCAACCTACATGATAGTTAGATTATTTGATATACAAAACAGCAAAGTAATTCCATCAGAACATTGCTATGCACTACCATTCTTAAAATCAATAATGACTGAGTATCCTGATACTTATATGCAAGTGTTTCAATACATTTTTTATATGAGTTGTCCTAACCCAGATTTAAATCCTTTCTTTAACTTACCTGAACATGAGAAAGAAGATATTATTATTGAAGAAGTAGCATTAGAAGAGTCTCCTGAAGATGGAAAGATAAGATATGCACTAGATATGTGTAAGAAAATGTATGAGACACCTACATACAGAGCATATGTGGGTATTAAATCTATGCTTGATAGATTGGCAAAGTATATGGAAGTTACTGCAATAGAACACGGGAGAGACGGTAATATAAACTCAATGGTTAATGCGGCTGCAAAGTTTGAACAGATAAGACAATCCTATAAAGGAGCTTTTACAGATATGCAGAATGAACAAGAAAGTTCAGTGCGTGGTGGAGCAGGTCTTGCATATGATCAAGTGTAATGGATAAAAAACAAAGCCAATGGCATTTTTGCTATTGGGATGAACCAATATTTAATAAAGATAAACCAAAAATAAAAGAAAATGGCACAACAAGTAATACCAGTAGGGAAAAAGATTCTGATAAAACAAAAAAAAGCAGCAACAAAAACTAAATCAGGTTTATATCTACCAGAAGCAGCACAAAAAAAAGAATATAAAGGTACTGTGGTAGGCTTAGGACAATCAGTAGAAGAAATAAAGATGGGTGATGTTGTTCAATATACAGAACACTGTTTACCAACTAGAATGCAACATGATGGAGAAGAACATTTGCTTATCCAAGAAGGAGATGTATTTGCAATACTAGTTGATATAGCGGATGTATAAAGTTGTTCCTACATATAACAATGGAGTATGGGAAACAACTGAGTTTATAACTAAGGAAGATTTTATAGATTATATATTAAGTATATTTAGTGAGCCAGGAGAATATGGCTTTACTAAAGTGACTATAATGTTTAATGATGAAGCAAAAGCTTTTAATAAACAAGGATTCTATTGTAATAAACCATTTAGGTCTAAAGATTTTACTAATTATTGGGAAGATCAAAAGACTAAATGTAGAGAAGGAGTAATATATAAGGATGGTACTAAAAGTTTCTTCCTTACTAGAGATTACTACATGTGGTTAAACTTTTTACCAATCTTTGATAAAGAAGAAAAAAAGTATGGTTTTGCAAAGGTTAGAGATGCCCAATATCACATGGCATTGTATGAATTATTAGCAGAGTTAAACAATAAACATTCAGCAATACTTAAAAAACGTCAGATAGCTTCTTCATATTTTCATATGGGTAAGATTATTAATACTTACTGGTTTGAAGAGGGAAGTATCTGTAAGATTGGAGCATCATTAAAAGATTTTATTAATGATAAAGGATCTTGGAAGTTTTTAGATGAATATAAAACATTTCTTAATGAGCATACTGCTTGGTATAGACCTAGCAATCCAGAGAAAGTATTACTATGGCAACAACAGATTGAAGTTAAAATAGATAACAGAAAAACAGCAAGAGGTCTTAAATCTAAAATACAGGGTGGTTCTTTTGAGAAGAATGCTACTACTGGGGTAGGGGGTCCATGTACATATTTCTTTCATGAGGAAGCAGGTATTGCTCCAAAGATGTCAGACACATATGAGTACTTACGTCCTGCAATGTCTTCTGGTATGATGACTACAGGTATGTTTATTGCTGCAGGATCAGTGGGGGATTTACAGCAATGTAATCCATTAAAAGAAATGATTTTAAATCCTAAAGCAAATGACATATATGCAGTAGAAACAAACTTGATGGATGCTGATGGTACAATAGGTATGGCAGGATTATTTATTCCTGAACAACATTCTATGCCGCCATTCATTGATGAGTATGGTAATTCACAAGTGCCAGAAGCAATTGAAGCAATAATACAAGAAAGAGCTGGTTGGAAAAATGAATTAAATGGGGAACAATTTCAATTAAGGATTTCTCAGAAACCAATGAATATTGCAGAAGCATTTGCATATAGAAAAGCTTCAATATTTCCACAAGGAATATTAACCAGACAACAAAAAAGAATTGAAGAAAAAGAATACCCTTATGAGTTAATAGAATTAGATAGAGATGAGAAAGGTATTTTTGCTAAAAGAACTAATAAACTTCCCATTACTAAATTCCCTGTAGATAAGAAACAAATTGATAAGACAGGTGTAATAGTAGTATGGGAAAGGCCAATAAAGAATCCAGAGTTTGGAGCATACTATGCTTCTATTGATCCAGTATCAGAAGGTAAAACAACAACGTCAGATTCATTATGTAGTATATTTGTATACAAGAATGCAACAGAGGTTACCAGAACTACTGCTGCAGGAGATGTAGAACAATTCTTAGAAAAAGATAAAGTTGTTGCAGCTTGGTGTGGTAGATTTGATGATATCAATAAAACACATGAAAGGTTAGAGTTGATAATAGAATGGTTTAATGCTTGGACAATAGTAGAGAACAATATTTCTTTATTTATTCAGCATATGATAGCTAGAAAAAAACAAAGATACTTAGTACCTAAACAACAAATATTATTCTTAAAAGATTTAGGATCTAACAGAACTGTATATCAAGAATATGGATGGAAGAATACTGGTACTTTATTTAAAAGCCATTTAATTTCTTATGCTATAGAATTTTTAAGAGAGGTTATTGATGAAGAAACTGATATCAATGGTGTTGTAACAAATCAAACATTAGGTGTATCAAGAGTGCCAGATCCAATGCTTATAAAAGAAATGTTAGCATATTATCCTGGACTAAACGTGGATAGGCTGGTAGCATTTGGAGCACTAGTTGCCTTTGTTAAAATACAACAGTCAAACAGGGGTTATTCAAAAAGACGTGAATCAGAGGGTAAATCTTTGGTAAATTCAGAAAAAATTGGTAAATTAAAGTATAGTCCGTTCAAAAATCTTGGACGTTCTAATACATCTAATAGTAATAGGCCTAAGCGGTCAGGTTTTAAAAATTATAAATAGACACAACTAAACAAATCCGGAATGAGAGTATTAAATGCAATGCAGTTAAAAAAAGGAGCTAAGGCAGAAGGAGGCCCTACATATTCTAGTTTAACTCAACCAATACAGTTTTTACCTACTTCAGAAAAAACTGATGATTGGGCAGCATGGAATTTAGATTGGTTAGAATTACAAGGTGTTGAGTTTTTAAAAACCAATGCACGTAGACTTTTAAAAAATTATAAACTTGCTAAAGGAATAATTGACAAATCAGATTACATTGTTGAAGAAGACAATGACTATAAAGAATTAATGGATGTTCTAACAAAGGAGAATGACTCTGCATTAGAACTTAAGTTTTACCCTATAGTACCTAATGTTATAAATGTATTAAGTGGTGAGTTTACTAAAAGATATAATAAAGTACAATTTAGAGCAGTAGATGATAAGTCATATAATGAAATGCTTGAGCAAAAGAAAGCTGAAGTAGAAGAAACATTATTAGGAGAAGCAGAAAGAGACTTAGTACAAAGAATGATAGAGATGGGTATGGACCCAGAATCTAAAGAAGCTAAAGAACAATTATCACCAGATAATTTAAAAACCCTACCTGAAATAGAAGATTACTTTAGTAAATCTTATAGAAGTAGTATAGAAGAATGGGCAACTCACCAATTAAATGTGGATGAGGAAAGATTCAAAATGCATGAACTAGAGGAAAGAGGCTTTAGAGATATGCTTATTGCTGATAGAGAGTTTTGGCATTTCCGTATGTTAGAAGATGATTATGATGTAGAATTATGGAATCCAGTATTAACATTTTATCAGAAGTCTCCGGATCAAAGATACATTTCTGATTCAAACTATGTTGGTAAGGTAGATCTTATGACAGTATCAGATGTAGTGGATATGTATGGTTATTTAATGGATGAAAAACAATTATCATCATTACAAAGAATATATCCAGCACGTTCTGCACAGTATCAAGTAAATGGTTACCAAAATGATGGTGCATACTATGATGCTACAAGATCACATGAATGGAATACAAATGCACCAGGCTTAGCATATAGACAGTACGCAAGTAATTACATGGCTGACCCTGCACGTGGAGGAGATATACTTTCAGAAATTTTATCACAAAGTGAAGATTTAGAACAATGGGGAGATTCTAACTTATTAAGAGTATCTACTATCTATTGGAAAACTCAAAGAAAAGTTGGTCACTTAACTAAGATTGAATTTGATGGTGAAGTAACTCAAGAAATAATTGATGAGTCATTTAAGGTAACTGAAAAGCCTGTGTATGATACATCAATCTTTAAGAATAAATCTAAAGATACATTATTACAAGGAGAACATATTGAATGGATATGGATTAATGAGACATGGGGTGGAGTTAAAGTAGGACCTAACGTTCCTGCAATGTGGCAAACAACTATGGATGATAATGTTAATCCTATATACTTAGGTATTAATAGAAACAAACCTGGAAGATTACCATTTCAGTTTAAAGGAGAAAATTCTTTATATGGATGTAAGTTACCAGTTGAGGGAAGAGTATTCTCAGATAGAAATACTAGATCTACATCACTTGTAGATTTAATGAAAGCTTACCAAGTAGGTTATAACATGGTGAATAATCAGATTGCTGATATCCTTATTGATGAATTAGGTACAGTAATTATGTTTGATCAAAATGCATTACCACGTCACTCAATGGGTGAAGACTGGGGTAAGAACAATTATGCTAAAGCATATACAGCTATGAAAGATTTTTCTATGCTGCCATTAGATACATCAATAACTAATACAGAAAACGCTACTAATTTTAATCACTACCAAACTCTAAACATGGAGCAGACTAGTAGATTAATGAGTAGAATTCAATTAGCTAATTACTTTAAACAACAATGTTTTGACTCAATAGGTATTAATCCACAACGTTTAGGTGGAGCTGTATCTGCAGAGACTGCAACAGGAGTTGTAAATGCAATGCAACAATCATATGCACAAACAGAAATCTATTTTGTACAACACTCTGATCATTTAATGCCAAGGGTACACCAAATGAGAACTGATCTTGCACAATTTTATAATAGTACTAATCCAAGTGTAAGATTGTCTTACATCTCTACAGAGGCTCAGAAGGTTAATTTTACTATAAATGGTACTGATCTATTACTTAGAGATTTTAATGTATTTGCAACTACTAAAACTAACCACAGAGCTATTCTTGAACAACTAAAGCAAATGGCATTAACAAACAATACAACTGGTGCATCAATATATGAGCTAGGTAACATTGTTAAAGCAGATTCTATTTCAGAAGTAACTGATATATTAAAAGATTCAGAAGTAAGGGTAGAACAACAAAGAGCACAAGATATGCAACAGCAACGTCAGATGCAAGAGCAACAACTTCAAGCTAAAGCACAAGAAGAGCAAATGAAACTTCAAGCTGAGAATGCTGAGAATGAAAAAGACAGACAGAATAACATTGTCTTAGCAGAAATTAAGTCTGCTGGTTACGGATCTATGGTGGATATAAATGAAAATAAAGTATCTGATTATCAAGATGCTATGAAAGACATTAGAGAAACTACAAGATTTCAAGAGCAGACAAACATGAAGCGTGATGAACTAGCTCAAAAAGGATCAATGGAATCTGAAAGACTTAAGGTTGAAAGAGAGAAAATTGCTGCTACAAGAGATGTTGCTGCTAAAGATTTGCAGATAGCTAAAGTTAATAAAAACAAATATGATGTAGGTAATTCTAAAAAATCAGACAAGAAATAATTGGCGTTAGCTATATACTGCAATAAACTTTACATTTAACACAAATATTATAAGTTTAATATGTTGTATCATAGAAATACTTTTATTATATTGTATATATAAGGACTAAATATTAAAACCAACAATATTATGAACAACAATGACACTACTATGAAAAGTAACGTAGAGACCTTAGATGTAAATCTAGATGAGATATTCAATGGCGCACCAAGCGGCAATGATATTACGTTACCAGATGAAGCTCCAGTAAAACAAAACATTTTATCTGGGCTAAACAAAAAAGCTGACTTTTCATTTGCTGATACAGATGAAGATGGAGTAGACAACTTAGATACAAAGGTTGAAGCTAAAGAAGAATCTACAGAAGAAGAAAAAGAAGCTACTGATACTCTTGATGAGATAGTAGGTAAAAAAGAAGCTACTGGTGAAGATGGTAAAGACATCTTAGATACTTTAGATGATGAGTCTGATGAAGACATAGAGAAGAAAGAAACTAGAGGTAGAAAATCTATCAATGGTATTTCTGATGTATTCAGTAAACTTATTAAAGCAGACAAAATTGTACCATTTGATGACGGAAAGGAATTAGATGATTACAGTGCTAAGGATTGGGAAGAATTAATTGAAGCTAACTTAGAAGAGAAAGCTAATCAAGTAAGACGTGAAACTCCTAAGCAGTTCTTTGCAAGCTTACCAGAAGAATTACAAGTTGCAGCAAGATATGTAGCAGATGGTGGAACTGACATAAAAGGATTATTCAATACTTTAGGTAGTGTAGAAGAAACAAAGTCACTTAGCATTAAATCTGAATCAGATCAAGAAACAATTATAAAAGAATATTTAGGTGCTACCGGATATGGATCAGTAGAAGAAATTGCTGAAGAGATTGAAATCTGGAAAGACTTAGGAAAGCTTGAAAAACAAGCTGCTAAGTTTAAGCCTAAGTTAGATAAGATGCAGGAAAAGATTGTACTTAAGAAACTTGAAGAACAAGACTTAAAGAAAAAACAACAAGATCAAGCATCTAAACAATATATGTCAAACGTATATGAAACTCTTAAAGAAGGAAGTTTAGGAGATATTAAGGTTGACAGAAAAACACAAGCAATGTTGTATAATGGTTTAGTTCAACCTACTTACCCATCAGTAAGTGGAAAGAACACTAACTTGTTAGGACATCTTTTAGAAAAGTATCAGTTTGTAGAACCAAACTACACGTTAATATCTGAAGCACTATGGTTATTGCAAGATCCAGATGGATACAAAGCAAAAATCATGGACAAAGGAGCACAGAAAAGTGTTGAGTCAACAGTTAGGAAACTAAAGACAGCCTCAGCAGGAAATCAAACTGCAGCCTCATTAGGTGTTCAAGAACGTGAAGCAACTAAAAGAAAACCAGCAGGTAAGAAGTTACCAAGAACCAACAACATTTTTAAAAGAATTTAAATAGAGAATTTAAATATAAACACAATTAATTATTAACAAAAACAAAGTAAAATTATGGCAACTCCAGTATTAAATAATGGAATTTTCCTAAGAGATACAAGCTACAAAGCTAGTTCTCATGTTGATTCTTATCACCTAACCCAAATGCTTGGTAACGCTGAGCCTATGGATATGGGACCAGTTGATTTATGGGCAATGACCCAAAAGGTAGAAATGCCTTTATATCAAATGGCTTCATTCGGTGGAAAGAATACAATCATGGTGGACAATGCACGTGGTGAGTACAAATGGCAAACTCCAATTGCACAAGATCTTCCTTATATCGTTGCAGATATAGAGGCAGCTAATGCAACAAAAGGTGTAGATGGTACTACATTCAAAATTAAAATTTCCAAAAGAACATTTGGTCATGGTGATATCATCACTTATGACAAGTACAATGGATTAGAACTTTACATCACGGCTGATGATATTATCCCAGCAGGTGACGGTTTTATCTATACTGTTCAATTGGTAAACAACAACAACGCAGCTAGCTTAGATAATAAGTATT